TGTGTGGTGTGAGTCCCCCTAATACCCCCTGCGTGTGCTCACGCCACAAGGCGTGAGCACACGCTGTGTGGTGAGCATAGCCTCACCACACAGACGGCCGATAGGTACTTCCCGGGCGTCCTTCGGCCCGGCCCCGCGGCGGGAACAGCCGCCAAGGTAAGCAGAGTTTGTTTTCGAGGTCCGAACTGTTACGGAGCAGAGGAGCCATGAAGATCGAGCTGCGCAAGCTGTCCGAGATCAAGCCCTACCCCAACAACCCCCGCCTCAACGACGACGCGGTCGAAGCCGTGGCGGCATCGATCCGCGAGTTCGGCTTCCGCCAGCCGATCGTGGTGGACGCCGAGGGCGTTATCGTCGTCGGCCATACGCGCTACAAGGCCGCGCTGAAGCTGGGCCTGGAGATGGTGCCGGTCCACGTCGCCACGGACCTGACCCCCGAGCAGGCCCGGGCCTACCGCATCGCCGACAACAAGAGCGCCGAGCTGTCCGACTGGAATTACGACCTGCTGCCCATTGAGCTGGTGGAGCTGCAGGGGATGAACTACGACCTCGGCCTGCTCGGCTTTGACCAGGACGAGCTGGCCAAGCTGCTCGACCCTGGCGTCAAGGACGGCCTCTGTGATCCCGACGAGGTGCCGGAACCGCCCGACGAGGCGACCACGCGGCCTGGCGACCTGTGGCTCCTTGGCGAACATCGCCTGCTGTGTGGCGAAAGCGGCAAGCCCGAGGACGTGGATCGGCTGCTGGGCGGCGCGGCGGTCCACCTGGTCAACACCGACCCGCCTTACAACGTGAAGGTCGAACCCAGGAGCAACAACGCCATCGCCGCCGGCCTCAGCTCGTTCGAGGTCACGCACCACCAGAAGATGGACGTGGTGCGACACCCGGAGAAGGCCAGGCCGACCGGGAAGAAGCTGCGGGCCAAGGACCGCCCGCTCGCCAACGACTTTGTCTCGGACGAGGCGTTCGAGCAGATGCTCCACGCCTGGTTCGGCAACCTCGCCCGCGTGCTGTTGCCGGGCCGTGGCTTCTACATCTGGGGCGGCTACGCCAACTGCGCCAACTACCCGCCGGTGCTGAAGGCCACGGGCCTGTACTTCTCCCAGGCGATCATCTGGGTGAAAGAGCACCCGGTCCTGACCCGCAAGGACTTCATGGGCAACCACGAGTGGTGCTTCTACGGCTGGCGCGAGGGCGCCGCCCACGTCTTCCTCGGACCCAACAACGCCGTCGATGTCTGGTCGGTCAAGAAGGTCAACCCGCAGAACATGGTCCACCTCACCGAGAAGCCGGTCGAGCTGGCCGTGCGGGCGATCCAGTACTCGTCGCGGCCCGGCGAGAACGTCCTCGACCTGTTCGGCGGCTCCGGCTCGACGCTCATCGGTGCGGAGCAGACCGGCCGCAAGGCATACCTCATGGAGCTGGACCCGCTCTACTGTGACGTGATTTGCGAACGCTGGTGCAAGTTCACCGGGAAGGAGGCATTCCGTGTTGATCCTCAAGGAAATCAAACCCCGCGCTCCGAGCTGCTCGCCGGGCGAACGTAAGGTGGGCGGCAATCGCCGCCCACGCTCGTGGACGATCTGCCCGGTGTGCCTGGGCATCTTCCCGCTGCCCCGTTTGCGGTGTCGGTTCTGCTCCTACGCCTGCAAGGCCACGGCGCAAGCGACGGGACGACAGACCCTGCGACGAACGATTGCAAAAGCTCGCACCGCCCAGAGCCTGCTGCGCTACCACGTTCAGGCCGGGAACATTGTCCGCCCGGATGCCTGCGAGGAATGTGGGGCCACGGATCGATGCATCGAGGCAGCCCACTTCAACTACGACGAGCCGTTGCGGGTCCGCTGGCTTTGCGTTCCTTGTCATCGCCGGTGGGACAAGAGCGAACCAAAACACGCCACGGTCATTATCCAGCGCCGGGAGAAGTTCACCGGCCGCAAGGCGGAAAGGGGGAATGGTCATGCGTGATTACAGCCTACACGACTCCGGTGAGCGCCAGCAGTTTGCGACCGGGGCCGTGCGGGACCGGCAGGCCGGCAAGGGGCGATTCGATCTGCTGCCGCCGCTGGCCATGAACCGCCTGGCCCGGCACTTCGAGAAGGGCGCGGCCAAGTACGGCGACCGCAACTGGGAGCGGGGCATCCCGCTCAGCCGCTTCCTGGACTCGGCCCTGCGCCACCTGTTCGCCTACCTGGCGGGCCGGGACGACGAAGATCACTTGGTCGCGGCCGCCTGGAACCTGCTGGCGGCCCTGGAGACGGACGCGCGGGCGGCCGGCGGCCGGCTCCCCCCCGAGCTGGTGGACATCGGCCCTCAGCGGCCGGACGGGACAAAGGAGGCGGAAGCATGATCTACCTGGCCAGTCCCTACTCGCACCCGGACCCGGCGGTGCGCGAGCAGCGGTTCCGCGCCGCCTGCCGGGCGGCCGTCGCCTTGCTCCGTGCCGGCCAGGTGGTTTTCTCGCCCATCACCCACAGCCACCCGCTGGCGCAGCACGGGCTGCCGGGGAGCTGGCAGTTCTGGGAGCAGTACGACCGCAAGTTCCTGGAGCGGTGCGACGAGGTGGTGGTGCTAATGCTGGATGGCTGGGAGGAGAGTGTCGGGGTGCAGGCGGAGATCCGCATCGCGCGGGAACTGGGCAAGCCGGTACGATATCTGGCCCCGGAGTTGGCCCCCGTTTCGCCCACGTTGGCCCACGTCGCGTCCGGTTCCCCGGAGGCGGACCCCACGCCAATCGGGGCCGATCGCCCGCCCACGTTGGCCCACGTCGCGTCGGAGGTGCCGGGGTGAACGCCAACGCGACCAACGAGAAGAGACCCCGCCGGGGGGTCTCACGGGCGATGGGGTTGTCGGGGCGGGCTACGCTTCCGCGTCCGGCTGGTTCGGGTCGTAGACGGTCCCGCAGCTGTCGCAGCGGACCTTATCGTCGTCGATCCAGACCAGCGAGTCGATGTCGTCCTCGCCGCAGCTCGGGCAAGCAAAGCCGGGGGCCACGCGGTCGTAGCCGTCGGGTTCGATGGGGTTGTTGTTGGTCGTCATGGTCCGCGCTCCTTTCACTTGGCGAGGGCAAACTTGCCGCGCTCGGTCTTGGTGAAGCGGGACTCCTTGGCCCTGGTCGTGATCTCGCGGAGGATGGCGGCGTACAGCGTGGCGGCGGGCGTCTTGCCGTTGGGGCTGGTCCAGTACCCCTTCGCGGCCATCGCGTCGATCATCTCCTGGCAGGTCATCGCCTGGCCCGTCTCGCCCAGCACCTTGGCGGCGGCGTCCAGGCAGCCGACCTTCTTCGGCTTGGCCTCGGCTTCGGGCTTGGCCTTGGCGGGCTTCGCCTTCGGGGCCTTCTTGCCCGCGTCCGCCGGGGCCTCGGTCTTGGGGGTCTTCTTCTTCGCCATGTTGCGTCTCCCTGTACGGGGTTGCGGAAATCGGCGACGCGACCGTCGCGCTGTCAACGTCAGGGCAGTCAGTTACCTCGCGTTCCGCCATACAGCAAGCGCAGTTCGAGCGGAATTCTGAAGGTTTTTCCGGGGGCGCGATGATGGCCGAGGACCGTGAACATTCGCCGACGGGCGGCCTGAACCCGAACGCCCTGAGCGTGGCGGACGCCGCCCGGCTGCTCACGCGGGTCGGCGGCCGGCCGGTCACCGCGGAGATGCTCCAGGCCGACATCGGCGCGGGAGCACCGACCAACGCCGACGGGACGATCAACCTCGTCCACTACGCCGCCTGGCTGCTGAAGGAGACGGGCCGTGGCGATTGACCCGCGCAAGCTGCGACCGAGCGAGCTGTGCCGGCTGCTCAACTCGACCCCGCTGGGCGAGGTGATCAACGAGCGGCAGCTGCACCGCCATCGGAGCCGGGCCGGCCTGCGCATCGGCGACGCCCGGCACGTGGACCTGCTGCGCTACGTCGCCTGGCTGGTGCAGCTGCGGCACGCGCCGAGGCCCGAGCCGGACGGCGACCCCTACGAGAAGCTCAAGGGGCGTGCCCGCGCCCGGAACATCGCCCTGTCGCTGGCCGGCCGGGACATCGGCGAGTTGCCGGCGGTTGTGAACCCGGGGCGGAAGGCGCAGGCCGAATCCAACTTCCGCTTCTTCTGCGAGTCGTACTTCCCGCTGACCTTCCACCTGCCGTGGTCCAAGGACCACCTGAAGGTCATCGCCCGCATCGAACAGGCCGTGTTGCGCGGCGGCCTGTTCGCGCTGGCCATGCCGCGCGGCAGCGGCAAGAGCACCATCTGCGAGTGCGCCTGCATCTGGGCCGTGCTGTACGGGCACCGCGAGTTCGTGTGCCTGATCGGCTCGGACGAGGGGCACGCGATGGACATGCTCGACTCCATCAAGATGGAGCTGGACGGCAACGACCTCTTGCTGGAGGACTTCCCCGAGGTCGTCTACCCGATCCAGTGCCTCGACGGCATTGCTAACCGCTGCAAGGGTCAGCTCTACAAGGGTGAGCGGACGCACATTGGCTGGACGGCCAGGGAGATCGTGCTGCCGACGGTCCCCGAGAGCAAGGCGAGCGGGGCCATCATCAAGGTCGCGGGCATCACCGGCCGCATCCGCGGCATGAAGTACAAGCGGGCCGACGGCAAGACGGTGCGGCCCAGCCTCGTCGTCCTCGACGACCCTCAGACCGACGAGTCGGCGCGGTCGCTGTCGCAGTGTGCCACGCGCGAGAGCATTCTGGCGGGAGCGGTGTTGGGTTTGGCCGGCCCCGGCAAGAAGATCAGCGGCATCATGCCCTGCACGGTGATCCGGCCGGGCGACATGGCCGACAACATCCTCGACCGCGACAAGCACCCGGAGTGGAACGGCGAGCGCACCAAGATGGTCTACTCATTCCCCGCCAACGAGAAGCTCTGGCAGCAGTACGCCGAGCTGCGCGCCGAGAGCATGCGCCAGGGGAACGCCGGCGAGGAGGCCACCGAGTTCTATCGTCAGAACCGAGAGGCTATGGACGCGGGGGCGGTCGTCGCCTGGCCGGAGCGGTTCAACCACGACGAGCTGTCGGCCGTCCAGCACGCCATGAACCTGAAGCTCCAGGACGAGGCCGCCTTCTTCGCCGAGTACCAGAACGAGCCCTTGCCCGAGGAGGTCGCCGGCGACGACGAGCTGACGGCCGACCAGATCGCCGGCAAGCTCAACCGGATGAAGCGCGGCGAGGTGCCCATCGGCTGCAACCGCCTGACGGCGTTCATCGACGTGCAGGCCAACCTGCTCTTCTACGCCGTGGCGGCCTGGGAGGACGACTTCACCGGCTACGTCATTGACTACGGCACCTTCCCCGACCAGAAGCGGCCGTACTTCACCCTCCGCGACGCCCGCCTTACGCTGGCAGGAGTGACCGGGGCGGCCGGGCTGGAAGGGGCGATCTACGCGGGCCTGGAGAAGCTGACGGCCAACCTGCTCGGCCGCGCCTGGCGGCGGGACGACGGGGCCGAACTGCGGATCGAGCGCTGCCTGATTGACGCCAACTGGGGCTCGGCGACCGATGTGGTCTACCAGTTCTGCCGGCAGTCGGCCCACGCGGGGATCGTGCTGCCCAGCCACGGGCGGTTCGTGGGCGCGTCGAGTCAGCCGTTCAGCGAGTACAAGCGCCGGCCGGGCGACCGCGTCGGGCACAACTGGCGCATCCCCAACGTCCACGGCAAGCGGGCCGTGCGGCACGGGGTCTTCGACACCAACTACTGGAAGTCCTTCGTCCACGCCCGCTTGGCCGTGCCGATGGGCGACCGGGGATGCCTGTCGCTCTTCGGCGACAAGCCGGAGATGCACCGTCTCTTCGCGGAGCACCTGACCGCCGAGTACCGGGTGAAGACCGAGGGCCGCGGCCGCACCGTGGACGAGTGGAAGCCGCGGCCGGAGCGGGGCGACAACCACTGGCTCGACTGCCTGGTCGGTTGCGCCGTGGCGGCTTCCATGCAGGGCGTGGTCTTGCCGGGCACGGACGGCCAGGCTCCCGCCAAGCGCGAGCGCCTCAGCTTCGCCAAGATGCAGAAAACCAAACGCCGTTGACCATTCCCAACCGCCGGACAGCGCACTGATCGCCGAGCGAAGGTCGCTGTGGGCAACTCCCAAGGAGATGTCCCATGCGACCATTCGATGACTCGGACCTTACCCCGCCAGACCGCTTCCGTGAGATCGCCGCTCTGCTCGCCGTCGGCGTGCTCCGCCTCCGCGCGCGGGCCGACGCCGCCGATCCAGGCCAGCATTCGGCCCCAGAAAATCCAGAGAAAACCGGCAACAGTTGCCTTGAGCTTTCGGAGAAAACCGTGCTCAGTGTCCACACGGGTTAACCGTTTCCGAGACGTCGAGAAAGGAGAACCACATGGACACCAACGTCGGGAAAGAACTGGCCGCGTTGCAGCGGCTGACCGTCAAAGAGCTGCGGACCCGGTACGCCGAGGTCTTCGGCGAAGCGACCAACGCCAACAACCGGGCCTGGCTCGTCAAGCGCCTCGCCTGGCGGTTGCAGGCGCTGGCCGAAGGCGACCTGTCCGAACGCGCTCGTCGCCGGGCTGCCGAGTTGGCCAGCGACGCCGACCTGCGCATGAACCCGCCCAAGGCCCTGCCTGCCGTGCCTGCCTCGGAGCGGACCACCGCTCACGTCCTCGCCTTCAGACCGGACGACCGCCTGCCGCCGCCGGGCACCGTCCTCACCCGCCGCTACAAGGGCGAAGTACTGCAGGTGAAAGTTCTGCCGCACGGCTTCGAGTACGAGGGCGAGGTCTACGGCTCGCTCAGCGCCGTCGCCAAGGCGATCACCGGCTCGCACTGCAACGGCTATCTGTTTTTCCGCCTCGGCGACAAAGGGGGTGACGCATGAACCGCAACATCAAGAACCCCAAGCCGGCCACGCTGCCGGTCGTCCGCTGTGCCGTCTACACCCGCAAGTCCACCGAGGAGGGCCTTGAGCAGGAGTTCAACTCACTCGACGCCCAGCGCGAGGCCGGCGAGGCGTTCGTGGCCAGCCAGCGGCAGGAGGGTTGGACCTGCCTGCCGGAGCGTTACGACGACGGCGGCTTCACCGGCGGCAACATGGAACGTCCGGCCCTGCGGCGGCTGCTCGCCGACATCGAGGCGGGCAAGATCGACTGCGTGGTCGTCTACAAGGTGGACCGCCTCAGCCGCAGCCTGCTCGACTTCGCCCAGATGATGCAGACCTTTGACAAGCACCGCGTCTCCTTCGTGTCCGTCACGCAACAGTTCAACACCGCCACGTCGATGGGCCGGCTGGTGCTGAACGTGCTCCTGTCGTTCGCGCAGTTCGAGCGCGAGATCATCTCCGAGCGCACCCGGGACAAGATCGCCGCCACGCGCCGCAAGGGCAAGTGGGCCGGTGGGCACCCGCTCCTCGGCTACGACGTGGACCCGCGCGGCTTCCGGCTGGTCGTCAACGAGGCCGAGGCCGTCCGCGTGCGGGCCATCTTTAACCTCTACCTCGAACACGAGGCTTTGCTGCCGGTCGTGCAGGAGCTGGAGCGGCGCGGCTGGGTCAACAAGCGCTGGACCACCCGCAAGGGCCGCGAGCGCGGCGGCCAGCCGTTCGAGCGGACCAGCCTGTACCGCCTGCTGACCAACGTCGCCTACATCGGCAAGGTCCGCTACAAGGACGAGGTCCACGACGGCGAGCACCCCGGCATCGTCGATCCCGCCGACTTCCAGCGCGTTCAGACGCTTTTGCAGCGCAACGGCCAGACCCGCGGCGCGCCGGTGCGGAACAAGTTCGGCGCCTTGCTCAAGGGGATCATCCGCTGCGTCCCCTGCGACTGCGCCATGACGCCGTCGCACACGACCCGCAACGGCAGCAAGCGCTACCGCTACTACGTTTGCTCCAGCGCCCAGAAGCGAGGCTGGAACACCTGCCCGTCCAAATCGATCCCCGCCGCCCAGATCGAGGAGTTCGTGGTCGGCCAGATCAAGTGCATCGGCCAAGACCGGGCCCTGCTCGCAGAGGTCCTCGCCCAGGCCCGCCAGCAAGACGGCGCCCGCACGAGCGAGCTGGAGGCCGAGCAGCGGAGCCTGGAAAAAGACCTGGCCCGCTGGCACGCCGAGCTGCGCAAGCTCTCTTGCCAGCTCCGGCCGGGCGACGACAACGGCTCGATCATTTCCCGGCTGGCCGATCTGCAGGAACGGATCGGCCTGGTCGAAGGGCGGATGCGGAAGGTCCGCGAGCAAATCCAGACGGTCCAGCAGCAGTTGCTGGACGAAGAAGAGACGGCCGTGGCCATGTCGGTCTTCGACCCAGTCTGGGAGGCGCTGACGCCCCGCGAGCAGGCCCGCGTGATCGGGCTGCTAGTCGAGCGTGTGGACTATGACGGGGCCAGCAGCAAGGTGTCCATCACCTTCCACCCCACGGGCATCAAGGCGCTGGCGCAGCAGCTCGCCGACCAGCGCCGGGAGAAAACCGCATGACGACCCCGCTGACCTTAGAGTGCAAGGTCCACTTCCACCGCCGCGGGCGCGGCAGCCGGAAGGAACTGCGGCCGGGCGAGGAGCCGTTGCCCGCCGTGGAGCCGGGCCGGGTGCCGCGGGTCGCCCGGCTCATGGCCCTGGCCATCCGCTTCGACGGGCTGCTCCGCGACGGGGTGATCGCCAGCTACACCGAGCTGGCGGCCCTCGGCCACGTGACGCGGCCCCGCGTCAGCCAGATCATGAACCTGCTGCAGCTGGCCCCCGACATCCAGGAGGAGATCCTGTTCCTACCTCGGACGGTCCGCGGCCGCGACCCGCTGCAGCTGCGCCAGCTGCAACCCATCGTTGCCGTTCTTGATTGGCGGAAGCAGCGGTACCTGTGGCGAGAGCTGCTCGCCGCCGCGCGGTAAGGCACTGCCGTTCAAGTCTTTGCGACCCCTACGACCCGCACCGGCGGGTCGTTCTCGTCACCGGCCGCTTGATGCCGACCTGGAAGTATAGTATACTTGCGTACACTTTAACCAGGCGTGTGGCCCTTCCCAGCCGACCCACGCCAGCGCTCATCCTCCCCCGTCACAAGCATCGAGGTGACACATGGCAACCTTTCGACTCCGACGCTTCTCCAACCCGGAAGTCCTCCGGGCCATCGCACCGAGGAGGCTGATCGCCTTCCTCGAACCGCACCGCGCGTTCTTCGAGGCGCGCGGCCTCGTCTTCCCGCGTGCCCCCAGCACAGGTCCGATTGACTACGAGGCGCTGGTCGATCTCTTCATGGACCCGGGGGCGGGCCTGCCCAAGGAGCTGCTCGACGCACTCTTCCTCGTAGACGAGATGGCCACGCCGCACGGCATGGACGCCCTCCTGGAGGCCGCCCGCTGCTCCGGCCTGCCCCTGGACGAGGCCGCCGAGGACTCGCCCGCCGACGTTGCCGTCCAGGTCTGGCTCCTGGACTGCCGCCTCCTCGAAAGCAAGCACGCCGAGCAGTTCCTCGTCCGGCCGCGCTCCTTCGAGTGCTACCAGACCGGCAGAGCCAAGGTTCCGCCCTTCACGTTGCCGGACACTACCGTCTGCGGCAACCTCGAACGCGACCTGGATGACTGGTTCGAGGAGAAGAAGCGCGGCCGCGGTACGCGCGTGTTCGTCTACCCTCGCGAGGACGGCGTCTGGTTCCTGGTCCGCCACGGCGAGCCGTTCAAGCGCGAGGAGAGCCTCAACGGCCCCGAGACGGTCAGCGTCTGCTACCGCCCCCTGAAGTACGACGTGCTCGTCTACCAGCCGCAGATCGGCGAGCTGCGGGTCAACGCCCGTTCCAAGCACGAGAAGCGCCTGTACCGCACGCAGTTCGGCAAGCACTTCTTCGGCGACGAGGACTTCTTCCCCGGCGACAGCAAGTACACGCTGGAGCCGCTGCTGAGCCGCGGCGAGGGGGTGCTGGCGTGCGTGGACGTGCCCGGCATGGAATGGGTCCGGCTCCGCGAGGCGCACTTCTTCCTGGGCGGCCCGTCCAACGAGGTCCAGTCCCACCGGGCCGATGACGTCTTCGCGGCGTTCCGGTCGCGGGACGGCAAACCGCCCGCGGGTCGGATCATCCGCGCCGTTTTCCAGGTGAAGTTCACGGACTCCAAGCGGCCGCGCTCGGTGACGATCCGCCCGTCGAACATCGCGCAGTACACCCGCGACGACGACGCGGAGCTGGTCGAGCAGTGGCTCAGGCGGCGGGGGTTCATCCTCGCGGGTGCCGACACGGGAAGGGGGGAGGGCCATGCGACTCTGGCAAGCGCTTGAGGCGCTCCCCGGCCCGGCGGCGGTGCTGGCCGAGTGGCGCCGGCTCGCCGGCGCGGAGGGGCTGGACCTGCTGACGCCCTACCTGCAGCCCCTGCCGAGGCTGGCGGCCTCCTACCCGCGCCTGGTCGGCGGCGAGCCCACCTACCCGTATGAGGTCGTCGAGCACGGGCCGGACGATTTCGTCGGGGTCTGCCCCGAAACCGAAGACCGCATCGTGCTCGCCCGGAACGACCTGGTCATCTACGAGCTGGACTGGCCCCTGTTCCTGGCCGACATCGCGGCGGCGCTGGGCTTCCAGTATCGGGCTGCCGGCACGGACGGCCTCCCGGCGGCGACGCGCCTGGTCGGCGACTACCGGCCGGCCGCGGGCTACTCGTTCCCGGTCTACCTGACCGTCCCGCTGGAGTCCCGCAGCCTGACGGGCGCGGTTTGCATGCTCGTCTCGTTGAGCGACGGCGCGTTCGTGCTCTCGACACCGACCCGGTGTCGGCTGCGCCAGGACGCGCAGCAGATCCTGGAGCGGAAGAGGTGCTGTTTCCTCCCGCTGGAGGAAGCCCTGGCCGCGACAGGGCCGAGACAGTGGCAGGCCACGGAGGCGGCCGTTCAGGCGCTGCAGGGCTTCACCGGTCTGCACGTCCCTTCACCCGAGGCGGCCGACGGGACGGCCTTCTTCCCCACGCCGGCAGGTGCGACCTGGGCCGACCTCAGCATCCGCTTCGTCGATGGCCACTCCGTGGCGGTCCGTGTCGGGGCCGCGGGCGGGACGTACCACTACGCGCAGATGGGCATGGCCGACGGCCGCAACGCCAGCCCGACCAAGCAGTGGGAGCTGCTCCAGGTTCTGGCCCGGAACCACGGCGTGCTGACCTGGAAGAGCCCGGACGCCGGCCGCAAGAACAAGAAGCGGCGGGAGCTGCTGGCCAGGGACCTGAAGGCGTTCTTCCGCATCGACGGCGAGCCGATCGTGGCGACCGACGACGGCAAGGGCTGGCGGACCACCTTCGCGCTGGCGTCGGACGCCTGACGACCGGGGGCGCGCGATGGTTCGTACCCGCGAGCGTAAGAGCAGTGGTAACTCGGTGGGGTATGGTTACGCGAGAGTCTGAGAGTTTTGGCGGGAGAGTTTCGGGGGGCGAACGTAATCCTGGGGGTTGCACTCGCACCCCGAATGCTCTCGCCCGAACCAGAGAGTGCCGGAGGCGGGGCCAGGGACGCGAAAACCACGGAAAAAGGCCGCAAACGCGAAACGCCGAGGCCATTGGCTCTCGGCGTTTCTCGGTAACCCGTGTGTCCGGTCTGCTCGATACCAGACCAGTCAGCTCCCCGAGTAGGACTCGAACCTACAACAAACCGGTTAACAGCCGGTTGCTCTACCATTGAGCTATCGGGGAATGTTCGTTTGCCTCTCCACCCATTTCACCTACATCTACATAGCTGATCTTTT